TCCTGATCTTTCCCTTTTACCAATTTTTTCAACTAATTCTAATGCTGCTTTGTGATACTTACCTTTTTTATTTGAGGGGTCTAAAACGTGAATCAACGATTCATAGAACTCTCTTTCAAATACTAATCCTAAATTTTCCTTTTTGCCCTCACCTGATCCTTGACCTCCAAATTCACCAGTTTTTTCTATGTCAGTTAACTTTATAGTTTTAACCTGTCTTGTATTATCAAATCTTCCAGTAAATTGTATCTTTGATCTAGCACCTGATAGATTAATTGCTTGATCAACTCTATTTAATATTAACTCATAATCATCCTTTTCATCACTTTCAAAAGCATATTGTTTACCTTCCATATCAATAATTAAAGCATGTGGAGTAAATAAACCTTCACTGGTTAAAAATTTATTCTCCTTACCATCCATAGATAAAAACTTTTTAACAAAAGTTTCCAATCCTCTTTTGATTAAGGTGCTTTTTGAAATACTTGTCATTAAAAAAGGAGGGTCTTCCCTCCTATTTAGATTATCTGTGTGGGTTATAAACATACAGTATGATTAATGACGTAGAAATAATTGTTATTGCAATTATTGCTGCTATTTGTATCATAGATCTCCCTCCTTTCTGTTCTCAGAATAGTGAACATCAAATTCACCGCCTGGATATCTGGACTTTAGTTTGTCCACATTCATTTCAATAATCTCTTCTGGTGAAGTATCTAATGCTATACATGCCTGTATAAAATACCACATAATGTCACCTAGTTCACGTTTCATATGAAATAGATTTTCTTGGGTAACTGGTTTACCTTGAAATAATATCTTCTTTACTATCTCTGTGAACTCACCTGACTCAGCACATAGTCCGAGTGCAGCAGTTAATGCTCTATGTGAAGAGAAGTCTTTAGAGTATAGATCTCTTAAACGATCTTGGAAGTGACCACCATACTTACTCTCTTCAGATGTAACAGCGTTTACAAATTTAGTATACTTATTAAAGTCAATTGTCATACTTTAAATCCTTCAAAACTTCTGATCTTTTTATCAAGAGATTCAGCTAAATCATTATCTTTGCCCGAGTCAATAATATTACCCTGAGCGCTTACTTCTACATTATACAATCTCATTTTAGATCTGTCAATACCTATGACAAATCTTTTGTTTATTGTAGGATCATTATATCTGTTCTTCAATTGTTTAATCATAATCTGATTCATATCTTCCAACTCCTCAGTAGATATGAGAGCGAACATAAGGTCAGCAGTAGCAGGGAGTCCGAAAGATTCTGATGTGTCAGTAAGATCAATATCACTAGACCCATAACCAGAACGAGTAGTTTGAGTAGCACTAACAATCGGGAGATTTGCTTCAACAGCAAGACCACGAAGTTCTTCTGCAATCGCTTTAACGAACGTATAAGAATTGACAATGGTTCCTTTGTAACGAGATGATGAACAGATGTTTAGATAATCTACGAATATAATATCTGGTGCAAATCCTTTTTTGATTGATAACTCACTCAACAAACTTTTGAAATGTCCAGCGTGTGCTGATGCTGTAGGATATTCTTTGATAATTAAAGTACCCTGTGTTTTCTTTGCAACTTTTCCAATCTTAGTTTCAAATAATGATTTTGGTAAATCAGTAAGTTCTTTAATATTTACTCCTAAAAGATTGGCGTCAATTCTTTCTGCTATCTTTTCTTCCGCCATTTCCAAAGTAATATACAAAACATTTTTACCTTGAGACAAACATGAGCTAGCACAATGGCACATAAAAAGAGACTTGCCCACACCAGTGCCTGCAAGAGCAACATTGAGAGTCTTGTTAGGAAGACCACCTTTTGTAATCTTGTTAAAGAGATCCAAATCAAATGGAATCTTGTCTTCTTTCTTGTGATAGAACTCAAATCGTTCTTCAGCATCCTGTAGATAGTCATGACCGATGTGATCATCGAAAGATACTCCTAATGCTTCCGAAAGAATAGAAGGAATTGCTTCACGATTTTTTGTCTTATCTCTACCGTCTGCAAGTTTTACACTTTCCATAAGTGCAAGATAAATTGCTCTTTCTTTACACCACTTCTCGGTTGTATCTAACAACCATTCTTGATCAACTTTTTCTTCTCGAAAGCTTTGTATGAGATCGACTGATTCTTTAAATATTTCCTCTGATATATCCTTTCTTTTTTCTACTTCTATTTGTAATATATTTGCTGATGGTAAACCATCATAGTTATTCATGTACTGTTGTATCTCTTGAAAAATAATTTTCTCAGTTAAGACTTCAAAGTAAACATCTTTGATAAAAGGCAAAACTTTTCTGAGATACTTCTCATCATATACAAGATGAGATAATATTTTAGTTTCTATTTTCATACAAATGATCCGTAACTAAATTCTTTTTTAGCACACTCATCCAAAGCCTGCATAACTTCTGGTGTGAAATAAACTTCTGGGTTCTTTAGCACTTCTTTAGGGTAAACTTTTTTCTCACCCATATTATAACGATTTCCAGTTTTTGTAAACACTCCATACTTCTCACCTAATTCTAGAAGTCCATAATAAGGATCTAATCCTCTTTCATCATAGAACAATCTAGTAGCAACCTGTGAGTTTTCTTTTGTAAATCTAGATTTGAATGTTTTACATTTTATAATATTTCCAACTACCTCAGTACCATCTTTTTCTTTTGACTTACTGAGATATATTATAGTCGATGCAGCATACTTTAGTCCTGATCCACCACCCATTTCTTTGGTTGGCATGTATGACCCCACTACATCATATGTATGGTTTGTGACAATTAGAGGAATCTGTGCTTGACCTAATTTAAGAGATAAGATTCTAAAAATTGATTTGACTATCTGAGCTCTTGTCATATCTCTAGTCTCTTTTCCTGCTGAAGCATCCTCAACTTCCTTTGTTGTAGATAACATTCCAAGAGAATCTAATACAAACATTAATGGTGGTCGATCTTCTAGTTTAAGTTTTGTATATTCATCTACAACTTTAATTGCTTGTGTTCTAAATTCTTGAACTGTAGTTACAGGAACTAGACCAAGACGTTTGACATCTATACCACGTTCACTCAACATATTTTTTGTAATCGCTGATTCAGATTCAAAGTATATTACTTCTCCTTTTGGATTCTGTTGTAGAAAATTTTTAACAATGGATAAAGCAAAAAATGTTTTACCTGTAGATGACTCTCCCGCTAAAGCTGTAATCTTGTTAGAAGGTAAACCACCTTTGATACTACCACTAACTAAAGCGTTAAAAATATAAGAACCAGTATCAACAAAAGAATCACAATCTCCTGCTGATATACCTTCGTCTGCTATTGATGCAAACTCATTGTCAATTTCTTTAATAACTGATTTTACAAATGACATAATAACCTCCTATACGAAAAATGATTCAAGTGTGCCTTTCTTTTCAACCATCCATCCAATTGTTTCAACAACATTCTTCAATGGTTCTAAAAAACTTTTTTCAAATTGTAAATTGTAATCAATGTATTTTTGTAGATTAAATTCTTTTGGCAAAGTTTGAAGATATGCAATAACATTTTCTCCTATCGGATTTGGTTTCTTCAAATAAACAAATTTAATCTTTTCTCCTTCCTGTATGTAAGGATACTTATGTGTAAGTTTCAATCTCTTCACATGATGATTGTATAAAATTGCCCCTCGAACATGAATCGGAGTTCCTTTTGCATACATATCAGAACTAGATTTGTATTTACCCAATCCATTCAATCCTCTTGGAAATGAGATGTCAGCAATCTCCATTTCTTTTGTTTCTTTTTTGACATTCTCAATAAATGATATCAGATCATCATTCGATTTGTCAATAATAATCTTGAAAGCTTTCTTGAGTTTATCACGATAATATGCTGGTGTTGATGAACGTGCAGTTTCAAGACCCATGATTTTCATCTTCGGTTGTTCATATCTGACACCTTCACTATCCCATACGTTGAGAATATATCTTTTTTTAGCAGTCCAGATACCACGATCAGCAATGTTCTCACGTTTCATGAACATCTTTTGATCATAAGCACCTACATAGTCCGCCAACGTTTGGTAAGAACTCGAAATATATTTTTCCAATTCCACATCACACACCTTATCGAGGAAAGAAACAATCTTTTCATTAGAGACCTCTCTCCCTTTGTATACAGTTTGAACCAAAGGACCCAAATTAAGATAGATGGAATCAGTATCAGAAGCAATAACATAATCAGTATTCTCCGTTTTCAGAATTTTGTTTAAATATTTGTTCATGCGATTCTCTATCCATCGAATCGAAACTTGACCAGATAGAGTAATCGCTTCAGCATTTGCTAGTTTGAAGTAACGGAAATATTCGTTACCAATAGCACCATAAGCAGAGTTAAGAGAAATCTTCTTTGCCATTTGAATGTTGTTACATCTAGCGATTTCTTTTTCCAAAGCTTTAGTAGGAGTCTTCTCGTACTGTTGCTTTGCGGTAAGCATTCTCTTTTTGTAGATGACACGATCATTGTACATATCAGACATTAGTTTAGGAAGAAATCCTTTGATATCTTTACGATACTGAGCACCATTAGCACACACAGCATACTTTCCATCAATCGATAC